AATGTCGTGCTTAACTCGCGCAGCCCGACAGTCGGGTTGCCAAGCTGCACCCGGAAGCCCCACTTGTACATCGGCTTGCCCGTATCATCGAAGACTTGCGGCAAATCCGGCTTCGGTTCACCGGCTTTGACCATTATGAAATCCGGGGCCGGGTTGTAGGTGATCCAGCCCATTTCGATATTGTCAAAGTCCATCGCAAACTGCGTCGGATAAGTGATTTCAGCGTCGACAGACCTCCACTGCCCGTTTTCGTTGACGCGATCACTGGTCCGCATCGACCCGTCCATCGCGCTAAATTTGATCAGCGGGATGCGATCCCCACCGCCACCGCCGCCAGTTGATTCATATTCCAACATCGTTTTTTCCTCGTTTCACGTTTTAGGATTGTGGCTGATCACTGTCAGCCGGGAGATCGGATAGTAGGCGCAGACATCCAAATCCTGCGGATCGTTTCTGTCTGTCCTTCCACCCGGATGAACCGTGAAGTCGGCAGCAAAGTCCAGCTTTGCCAGCGCGTCACGATACAACAAGATCAGATGCGCCGGCAGGCCGGTCGCTTCTGTTAAAAGCCGTGCGTGCATCACCTTGGATAGCGATATCATCACGGTCGGATATGTGTGCAAGTCGCACTTGCGTGCTTTCACTTCGGCGAACCCGATGGGCTGGCCATTGCGCCGCAGCAGCCAGTCCAGCCGGTACTGGATCGGCAGCTTGTAAACCTCGACGCCGATATTCGCCAGCGCATCTGCGACCAGCTTTTCATTCTGGATATCAGCGTGGGTTTCGTATTGTTGGCGCATGTGCCAGAACCTCTCTGATCAACGTCATAGCTGTGCGCGTGTCCATTTCCACGGCATACGACCAATCCAGTTCGGTGTCTTCTGGCACGCCGCGATAGTTTAGCGGATGCCCTAATCGCGTCAGCAGCGCCACTGGTAAGCGCCAGCGCCAGTCCATCCGGTCATAGCGCCAAACCAGCAGCGGCCACTTGTGCGCCGCCGTGGCAGCTTTGCAGCATTGATCCCACCACGCCCCGCGCGGTGTCTCGCCGCCCTTAGCGTATCGCTTGACTTCGATCACCATCGGGAAGTCCATATCGACGCAAAGCAAGTCGCCCCGGTCGGCTGATCTGTATTGTTCCAGATCGCGCTTGAATGCCAGCCCAAGCTGGTCATGCAGGATCGCAGCCACTTCGCGCTCACCGCCGCTGCCCTTCGCCCTACTGTTTGCCATCGGCTTCCCTTTCGCGCAGCAGGCGATCCAGTTCGCGCCCAAGAATATCATCAGCAAGCGCCGCCAGACTGCGATGCGGTGAATCATCCAGCATCGCCTTCAGCTTGTCGACAGTGCTTTGCCGCAGCCTAAAGTGTACCTGTTTTGTGACTGACAATTTTTTTCACCTTTTTTGCATTTAGTGGTTGAATACCACAGTGGTATCTATATATTCAATATAACAAAAGTTTGTCACACCGAAGGGAGACACAAATGAGCAAGACCATCCAGATGAACGCAAAGCGCGTAGCCCCTAATTTCCCAGCTTGGGATTTGTTTGCAAACGGCGTGAATATCGGCGTGCTGACAGATTTCGAAGGCGAAGGCCCGGTCGCCACCGTCCGCACTGAAACAATGGGCGAGAAGACTGTCAGCGAAGACGACATCGCAACCACACTTCATCTTGTTCGCGGCTTTTATGTAAACGGTCTGGCCGCGAACGACGATCCTTATGCCGGTTGGACAGATGAAGATTTCCGCGCTGAAGCAGCAGCGGAGGCTTTTGCCGAAGCCGGTTCCGGCGCAATGGCCGCAGGCGCTTCTCAGGAAGTGGCTTATCAGGCGGCTTATGACGCAATGGCGGCGGCCTAACGGCCCCGCCCCAACCATCGAAGGGAGATACCGATGAAAATACTGAAACACCAAAACGGTCATTTCGTGCCAAAGCATGAAGACGTTACCGCGAACGACGTATATCGCGCTCTGAAGCGGTTCAGCCTGACGCTGGATCAGTTTACCGCCGGGATGGGGCAGCACCCAGAAGCCGAACACATTGCGGCGCTAAACCCGCACTTTCAGAAGCTGTGGCAGATCGTTGTCGAGATGGATCAGTATCCTGCCGAAACAGAAAACACTGCGCCAGCCGCCCACGAAAAGTGGCTTGCCAACCAGAGAAAGGCGCGGGCCTAACGGCCCCGCCCCAACCATCGAAGGGAGACAAACGATGGCAATACCAAACGTAGTTTTGAACGATGAAGAGATCGACTTGATCAATAACCTGATTCGCGCATATCGCTCCGCTTATGCTTACGACGAAAAGGACGGCCCAAAGACAACACACGGTCGGCTGAAGCGCTTGGAACGCAAGATGGAAGCGGCTTTGACACATCTCGACACAGAGTTTGTGTGATGCGCCACCTAATCCTCATCATCACCCTTTCAGCATCGGCGTGTTCATACACGCCGGTCGCTGATCTTCGCGCATCCGGCGATGCCGCGCAGCTTTACCAGCGCGATGTCAACGAATGCCGTCAACTGATCAAGGAAGCTAGATCGATCTGGCACAAGCCCTTGATCGGCCCCGACCCTTGGCTGGACAAGTGCCTTGCCGGTCGCGGCCATAGCATCATTGGAGGTTAACGATGCGAAACCAACTGATCGCCGATTTCGTCGGCATGATGATCATCTGCGTTCTGGCCATTGTGTTCGGCACCAACGCAGTCACCGATAACTATAACATCTGGGCGCTGATGGCCCAGTTCGGAGGGGCAAGCTGATGACTGATGTTTTTCGTGCTTGGCAGGAAAGAGTTGAGAAGAGAATTGATGCCTCAATTACTTGCGATTTGTCAAAAAGCATAAGAGACAGATGGATGTCTGACTCTGATATTAGTGAATTGCTGTTAGATGTGTCTGTGCATCTATGGGACGAGGTTATCGCACATTATTGGGACGAACTTTATGAACACAATTTGGAATACGCCGATCAGAGTCTATCAGAATGTGAAAAAATTAATCAGGCTGAAAAAGAGACTCTTGAAGATGAAGACTTGGTTCCTTACGTCGTTGGGCTGACGTTATATGTCCCACAAGTAGGTGAATGCTTTTACTGTCACACAGAAAAGTATGACACGTACATGTACGATCATTTTGCCGATGTCATGTCTAGCATCGACAAGATGACTAAACGTTATAGTGAACTCGCCCTACAGGAGGAAAAATAATGGTCGGCAAGCTAACACCTGACAACCAGCTTTCAGCGTCAATCATCCCAGTCGTGTTGAACGCATCACCGTATCGCACGCGCAACAGCCTGTTGGATGAATTCATGCGACGCGACAAGGGCGAGGCGATTGATGACTTCAAAGCTGGCGAGGCTGCGTGGTGGGGCAACCACCTCGAACACACGATCGGCGCAGTCGCAGCTGAACGGCTGAAGCTGACCGATCTGCAACTGGAATTCGACGCAGCGTTCCAGCATCCCGATCTGCCGCTGGCTGCATCGCTTGACGGTCTGGCCAATGGCCACGGCATCATCGAACCTGATCCGACGCGCGGCATTTTCGTCATTAACGCGCCAAAGATCGACATCACCGGACCCGGCCTGCTGGAAATCAAGAACACCAGCGCAGCGCCGGAAAGCACACCGGCACGGTTTCGCGGACCATTGCAGGGCCAAGCGCAGCTAATGTGCCACCAGACCGCGAAATGGCTGGCGGTGTGCGTGCTGTATCAAGGCACCGAATTGCGGATTTTCTTGTATCACCACGACAGGATCATCCAGCAGCAGATTCGCGATGCGGTGCTGGATTTCGAGCGCCGCCGGACAGAACGTGCTTGGTATCCTTGGTCGAATCTGAACGACGCAGTGCTTTGCCATAGCACAACAGATGGCAAGCTGCCGACGTTGCAGATCGATCCAGAAAACACTGAAGTGCAGATTGCGCTCGAACACCTAGTGCATGCCCGACGCGAAATCGCAGGGCATCAGGAAGATGTCGACAACGCGATGGTCGATCTGATGGCGTTTATGGGCGATCACGAAACGGCAATCGGCACGGTCGGCAACG